CCCAAATCAAACGTACTATGGCCCACCGTGGAGGTGGCAATGGCTGTAAAAAACTTGGCAAAGTCCAATACAGCGCCATACCATCGCTTCAAAAACTACGCAAACAGAAGGGGAAGAATTGTCCCCACTGTCATGCTGTGTATGAAACGTTGGCCCTGTTTCGCCGTGTGTTCCAACTCTACGGTTATTGCGTCACTTCCCAATCAGAAGAGGCGCTTCTCCGTGAGTTCGATCTGCTCCATTACCTTTCGGAGCAACGCAAACTGTTACCGTATCTGAAATACAAGACATCGGCAGTCTTTGCGTGGGGTTTGGGTCAGGAGTTGCCTGAATACCCACAGATCGGAACCGCCGGACCTCATCTCGTCGGGGGGGGATTCTATGCTTTCGCGCAAAACATGCGAAACAAAGTCTCCTCTCCATCGAGGGTTGTCCGTCAGAAATCGATGAGTTTCTTTTACTCACTTCTGATGTTAAAGAAGGGGTTACCTCGGCCCAACCGTGCCGATCTCGAAGAAGCCATTGTGAAGGCCTACGAAACCATGACACAGCCGGCCGAACGCAACGCGAAAAATATGCGAGCGATCGCCTCATGCGTGGAAAAATGTGAGCGTGTTGTTGATGCATTGTTCGAAAAACGTGATTGGTCGGCCACCCTCATCAGGTGGCCGTCCTCCTCGGCACATTCGTCGTCGAGCCGTGATGAGGGAGGGGCGCTTGGCTTCCTCCAACGAAGCGGTGAGATTGAGGTGGATGTGCGGTATGAAATTGACCCTGAGGAGCGGATCATGGAAGAAGGAGTAGTATGGATGCGTGTGGCACAGGACACAATTGATGATCTTGTTGCAGCGCAGGCGAAGTTGGTGAGTATGGCTGGAGTCGAAGAGAAGCTGGCTATCCCACAGTCGCTGCCGGAACCGCTTAAGATACGTATCGTGACGAAAGGTCCCGAATATACGTACAGTGCGCTCCGCCCTGTCCAGGAGATGTTATTCTCAACGCTTGTGAAGGACAACCGGTTCATGATCGGAGGTCCGATGCACAGTCGGAAGGTTAAAGAGATTCTTGGGCAACTACGACCAGGCAATGCATGGGTGAGTGGTGATTATAAGGCGGCAACAGACAATTTGGCTATCGAGTTATCGAAGGCGATCGCAGAACGAATCGCTCTAAGGACCGATATGCCCCGACCCTACAGGGAGTTATTTGTGGATGCGTTGTGTAATCACACGTACACATATAATAAAAAGTTCGGACGTGGTGAGCCGGAGTGGGCGGAAAAGCGCGCGCAAGCGCGTGGTCAGCTCATGGGCTCCCCCGTGTCGTTCCCTGTGCTCTGCATCGCAAACTTCGCCCTTATCTGGGATACAGTGTTTCCCGATATGGAGTTCGAGGACGTGCAGTGTTTGGTTAATGGAGATGATTGTTTGTTCCAGACGGATGAGGACGGCGTCGAGGCTTGGCGAGATGGCGCAGCCGACGTTGGTCTGACTCCCTCTGTTGGGAAAACGTATGTGAGTCGCGACTTTTACGTGATTAATTCAGTAATGTTCGACACACACCGTAACGTCACACATTTGGACGATTACGGCGATGACTACATTCCGTACGTGAATACCGGGCTTTTACTCGGGCTAAAGCGGTCCGGGGAGAAGAGTGAAGGTGATGATGACTCAGTTGGAGAATGGGGTGGGTCTCTCTCGCAAAAATGGGAGAAAATCACGGAAGGCTTTGACGATGGATGGGCTGTCGAGATGACGGAGATGCTGAAGCGGGATTTCCTGGAACTAAACTCAGTTCCGGAACTTCAACCGCGATGTGCACCTGCGTTTCTTGGTGGTCTGGGATTGTGCGGTGAGTGGGACGAATATGACTACGAAGCCGCCGCCCGTGTCTTGATGTTTGGGGGTAAACCTCGGCAGGGGAAGAAGGACACGCATTATTCTGTCATGCTGGAAGGTCTTGGACGAAAGTTTGGGACTATTCACTCTGACACTCGCTTTGTCGCAGGAGACATCATGTGGGAGGAGTTCGGTCGCGAGGGCTTTGATGATACGCCTTCGGGTGACGCGAACGAGTACTGGGCTGAGCTAATGTCTCGCCCTCGTACTGCTTGGCTTGGAAGCTGGAAGGCCACGTACGAGCACCTCCTTTCCAACTACACCCGACCTAAGAAGTCCCGTCCCGCGGTTGAGTTCGTCTCGCCTCGGTCGATGTGGAAGGTGGAGTGGGATGTACTGGGATTAAACTACACTCCGTCGTTCGCGGATCATGGGCAGCTTCCCCCCGAAGACCCGTGGTTCGTGACGCCAGAGCGTGGACACAGTATCTACATGCATGAAATTGCGCCACACAACAATTAAGGTATGGTTATTGGCAAGACCTCGACATGTCTTTAAACTGTCGCCGGAGACTTTATTCGTTCAGTGTGTGAGTCGCTTAAGCAACGACCACAGACGTACGTTTAATGGACTGTCGTGGTGGACCGGAGACGCATAGTGGTTAAGGAAGAGTTAATCTGCGGACATCCAGTAGCTGAGCGGGTCAACCCAACTCAGAGCTGGAGGGGATTACATCACGTCGTTGTGGTGGTTAATCCCGTTAACATTCGCGGCAGGACGCCTTATACAAAAACAATCTATGGTGGTTAACGGTTGCCCAGTAGGGTACTCCCGGGTTGCTCCTCAAAAGGAGCGCAGCAAC